ACAATTTGTGACCCGGTGTTCTCGGCCATCTTTCTGAGCATTTCGAAGTGAAGCTCTGGATTGGCTCCAGATGGGGCGATGTATGCGGCGGTAGGGTGTCTTGCAGTTATGGCAATGTGGTCCACGATGGTGCCGTCAGGGGCGACAAACACGCACCTGAAGGTCTCATAGCGGCGGTCACGATAGATTGAGAGGATTTCGTAGAGGGCTTCTGCTACGTCGCCCGGGAGCCCACGTCCGTTGACGCGGAAGTCTCGGATTTGCTTCCCGATGATGTCGACGGTCTTGCCGGCCTTAAGGTTCTTGTAGGCCCAGAAGTCTTTTGGAGGTTCAGACCTTCCGTCAGATCCGCGTCCCACCGTTCCGTCGTTGGGTAGCCCTTCGGTGAAGTCGAGCTCTCCCTGGTTGACTGGTTCATGGAGTTCATTATAACGCGCATCAAGCTCCATTGCAACGTCTTCGGAGTAGAGCTTGTCGACGATCTGGGCCTGTGTCTCGTCGTAGATGACGTAGTTGTAGGAGCCTTCGCCCTTTGAGCGGGAGTTTCCGTCTAGGAAGCGATGGCCTGAGATGCCGAGGCTAGAGAGGAAAAGAGACGCTGTTTTGTCAGATCCAAGCTTCCTTGAAAGGCTTTCGTAGAGGTCACGGCCTGTTTTGATTCGCGCTGCACGGTCCAAAGTAAACAGTGATTCACCAAGCTGTATGCCAAGCTTGTCTGCTTCTTCTGTTCCAATTCTGTACAGCCCTAACGACTGGCGTGATAGCATCTCAATGAAGCCAGTAATATCCCACTGGTTAGCCTTGAAGTAGTCGATTGAGTCTCGGATTCCCTTGCTGATCGGATCATCTTCTCCGAGGCTTTTGATCACCGTTTCTGCAACTGCTTCAAACTTGGGAAGTTCACCCTCAATCAGGAGTGCGTGGACCTTATCGATGGCAGGCTTGATCTGATCTGGGTTGTCAGCGAGCAACTGATCATAGTCCAATAGGCCGGTGTCATCGGGGATGCTGACCTTATAAAGTTGGCCCTTAGTCTTGTCCCACTCATCCTTGGCTGCGTGTGCTTCCGACTTTAGGAACGTCCCGTCCTGCTTTGGTCCAGCTATGAGATTGCCATCTGGGTCGCGAACCTCAAACTGATTACGGCCTATCTCAATAATCCTGGCCCCTGGAGACAGCTTCTCCCGGTAGTGCTCGGCAAGGTCTTTGCTGCCCGCCAGGTAGGTGCCCCAGCCGAACGCCTGGGCGCCCTCGCCCGTCCCCATCTTGGAGTGGTCGAAGGCGTCGAACTCGTAGGGGCTCCCGTGCCATACATCCTGTAGCAGGGCCCCGTCAGACGGCGACCATCCCCACTCCTGGATCGAGTTGCCGTCGGTGTACAGGTCTTTGGCCTTCACCGTCCTGCGGACCATCTTCCAGTTGCCGTTGAGCGCCGAGTCGCCGTGGTCGACAGCGTACTGGCGGTCGATGGTCACCCAGTCTCCGGGGTTGAGCTCATTGGGCGCATCTTTGGGAACTGCCCGCCATACCGTGATGTCGGCCTCGGGGTTGCCCTTGGCGGCAAGGATCTTCTGGTAGGCGTTGAAGTCAGATCCGTCGCCGATTCCGTAGTATCTGTGGCCCATCGGCCCGTAGAAGTCTGATGGGTAGGTTTTGTTCTGCAGCACGTCGTGCATGGGGGAGCCAGAATATCGGTCGGGGGCCGAGTGTTCGCCCCGATAGTCCTGAGAGAACAGCGGTGTCTCGACACTCGCCTCGCCCTGCAGCACCTTACTGTAGACGGCCCGCGCCGAGTCGTTGAGATCGACCGCGTACTTGTCCTTGTTGACGCTGGCGACGAGCGTGGACACGCCGACGATCTCGTCGTAGATGATTTTGAACCAGCCCGACAGCTTGTCGAGGATGGCGTCCAGCGGGCCACCGATATGCGGGCCTTCCATGATGTGCTTCTCGAACCCGCGGGCAGCGAGCTCCTCGGCCTTGGCTGTCCACTGGGTTTCGCCGGTCCAGGTGAGCAGGGTGTCCTGATCTGCCTTGCCCAGCAGGGGCCGCAGGTGGTGGAAGGCTTCGTGCAGGATGGTGGTCACGTCGGCCCCGCCGGCCTTCAGCCCGATGTAGGCATCCCTGACCATGGCTACACCGTTGGCGGTCTCCCGAAGCTGGCCCACGCCGTCCAAGATGCCGGTGACGGTCTCGACAGCGGTGGCAAGGAAGTCGTCGCGGTGGACTCCAGCAGCCTGGGCCATGCGCTCGAGAACGGAGGCGACGTGGTCGATCTCCTCGGCGTCCATGGTAGTGCCGCTCATGAGCACGGCGCGGATGTCGTCATTGCTAAGGGTTCCCTCTTGGCCGGCAGCGGCGACCTTGTCCACCTTGGCCCAGTAGAACGCCACGGCCTGCTGGTTGCCTGCGGCCTCGGCCCGCCTGAGTCCGGCCATGAACCTGGGGGCGTTCGCCCACCGGACCTTGTCCCGAAGCGTAATGCCTTCGGGGGTCATCGTGGAGATGTCCACCTGCTTGCCGACGTTGTTGCCGCGGTGGTAGCCAATCAGCTTGGTGGCCACGCCCTGCCTGCGGAACTGCTCGGGAACCTGGACGTCGGTGATGCGGGAGCCGAGGGCGGTGGGCTCGTGGGTCAGCCGGCCAACCTCGGTGCCGTCGGCCTTGCGGGCGATGATGGTGTTGCCGTTGGCCGTGAAGCTGAGGTCGCCAGATGGGTTGTGCTCGGCCACGCTGGCGGCAGACTCGCGCTGGGCGGTGACAGTCATCACGCTGGCGTCGCGGATGAACAGGCGGTCGCCGACGCGCACGGCCTTGGCGCCGGCCTTGAACGCCTTGTCGATCTCCTTATCGCTGGCCACGTCGACGACGTCCGCGGGGTTGATCACTCCCTCGGTGATCTTGCCGGCGGGAATCGCAGCCTCGAGGCCGTAGTGGGCCAGCAGCGTGTTGCGGTCGGCCATGGCCTCGCCGGTCCGTACCTGGTCCGCGAGCTGGATGATGTCCTGGGCATGGAACTGACCGTCGGAGGTGTTCTCCCAATGAATCACCGGGCCTTCTTCGGCAAGGTGGGGCTGGGCCGCCTCAGGGCCCTTGGCGAGAACGTCGTTGACCATGTTCAGCACCGCAGGGTGCAGCCGGGCGATCTCGGCAAGAAAGGCTTTGGCGTCCACGGGTGCCGAGGTGGCAGATCGTCCGCGGGCCTCGGCGGTCGCCGGGTCAGAGTGAAGCTCGAGGCCGTTGGCCATGGTGGCGAGGCTGTCGGAGTGGCCAGCGAAGTAGACGGTGATTCCCTCGGCGGGCGCCTCGGCGGGCGTGGCGTTCTCAACGGCTGCAGCGGCCTGGACAGTGGTGCCGATGTTCTCGATGAGCCGGGCGAAGTCTTTCTTGTTCTGGTGCTTGTCCCAGGCGTTCCTGACAGCCCTCGCAGTGATTACCGAGCCAAGTCCAGCCCCCCCCAGCACCGCCATACCAATGGCTGCAGAGACAGCGGTGTCGGCTAGACGCTTGGCGATTTCATCAGGTGTGTCCAAAGGGATCAGGCTCTGTTCGTTGTGCGTCTTTATTGCAGAGCTCAGGTAGCCTTGGAGAGTGTCTCCCGTGAGTTGAGCAGCTTTGATCTGCTTTTCAAAGGTGGTTTGGCCCCTTGTTTGGTACTTGTTCTGTGCTTGGTAGGCATAGTTCTCGCCGGCAATAGAGATAGCTTCCTGGGCGACTTCCTCAGCAGTACCAGCGCCGACCGTCAAAGCATATTCGCCACCGTAGTTCAAAAGCTTCTGGGCCAGCGTCCGTGAGGTTTGGTTGAGAGCTGCGTGCAAAAGAGGCTTGAGGACCAACCTAGCTGAGGCTCCTATTTCGAAAACATCAAGAACAGCAGCAGCCTGGCCAATCGTAGTAGCAGCGGTGTCTGAAAGCTCGAAGCTTACCCCACGGTCACGCATTGTCTTGTAACTGGAAGCAGCTTGGAGTCTGGCAGAGGCATCCCAGGCTCCTATAGCAGCTCCCACCGGGCCGGCAACCAACCCGCCGGCTACACCTTCTGGGAGCATCTGTGCCATGGAACCGACGAACATGGCGGTGTTGTCGACGATAGGGAGCCACCACTGGCCACCGTGGTCTACCGAGGTCTTCTCAACGTAGCCCTTGAGCGCATCAACCTTGGTTTTGGTTGCTGCTTGGGCCGAGGTATTCTCCATTCCTAACTGCGAAATAAGCCTTGAGCCTGTTTGTCCACCAATTGCACCTTGACCGGCGACCTGCTCAAGCCCCTGGAAACCCTTGACCATGTTGTCGGTCTTTTCCTGCATCCAATAGGAGAACTCAGCAGAGCCAGACTTCCAGGTGTTATCAAGGACCTGACCCATTCGCTCAAGAGGATTGACGCTGTCAACGTGTTGTTGGCCTGTAATAGACTGATAAAGCATGGGAAGGTTCTCAACTACCTGGGAGCGCTCCATGTTTGGCAGCATCTTCTGGAACAAGTCGACCATCTTCGTCTTGGAGTCCAGCTGCTCTTGGAAGCTCATGTCCGTTAGCAACCCCTGCATGATGTTGTATTGCTCGACAGCGCCGTGGTCAGTCTCCCACCCTGTCGGATTTGGCTTTGATGGCATGATCTCGGCCATTTTCTGGTCGAGAGTGGGGCCGGTGTAGTCGACTAAGGCCTTGGCTAGTACATCTGCCATCACTTCACCATCACTAGTTTAGCGTTATTGTCGAGCTCATAGAATTGGCCACCAGGCCACTTCTGCAACCGAATAAACCCTAGTTTGTCATCTTTATTCACAACAACTTGGAAGCTTCCATATCCACCACTTTGATTTGCCTGTGTTAAAAGTTGTTTGTTCCCAAGTTCAATCATCTTGTTTTTGTAAGCAATAAACTCACTATTGGCGTCGATGGTCCCTGGACTAAAATGTCCAAGCCCAGCACCCTTGGCCAAAGCCTGTGACAATTTCACAGCATCCGTATCATCGATAACTTTTGGTGTATTTTCGTTGACAATTTTGCTCATCCAGTCTGCGGCGGCTCCTTTGGCCATCTCTTTAGCCAGTGCCTCGACCTTTGGAATATTAATTGCCCCTGAGGTGTCCAGATACGCACTCCCCCGAGAGTTAGTTGTAAACCCACCCACGACAGCTGCGATGTTCTGTTGCAGCTGTCGCGTGAGTGCTTCAGGCAATTTTTCCGCTTTGAATGCCGCGTCTGTGGCGGCAAGCAAGTCCTTGTTCTCCGAGAAGCGTTTCATTGAGTCAATCTTGACGGCTACCTCGTCGTAAGAGACTAACCCCCACACCTGCATCTTCGCTACTGCAGCCTTTGCCTGCTCTGGGGTGGCACCACGGTCCATCAGCTCCTTGGCCGCGTTCAATACGGTGTCCGTTGCATTGGCTTTTTGCTTCTTTTCAGCAGCGTCGCTCAGAGTACTGGAAGCCACTTTGTCGGGCTCGACTAGATTTTTTCGTTTCAGTGCATCTAGTGCGTCTTTGGCTTCTGGGGTTGTAAGGCTATTCATCAATGCCGTCACATTCGGGTCTTTTGATGGGTCATATCTGCCACCGCTTGATCTGGCGGCCAGGTACGCATCTGTCATTGCTCTCCCCAAACTACCGACTTGGGACATTTCAGAATGCACCTGCTGCATTTGAGCTTGTTTCTTCGCCTCGAGGATCTGCTTGTCGAGTTCACCCGCAAGCCTTGTCTTGGTATCTGTGGTAGCTGGGACTCCCGATAAAACACGATCAAGCTCTTTTCTGGCATTTTCAAGCGCCCCAACGCGGTCGCTCCAGGTCGTAAGATTACCATCTTGGCCTATTCCGGCAGTAGAGATAATTTTCCCTAATCTACCACCAGCTATGTCATCAACGGCCTTCTGGTAGGCATTAAAGGCATCTACATCACTCTTGAACAGCAATTTGGTCTGCGGCCCGAAGCCTGTTATGGTCACTCCATCCGTCGTATCATAGACAGGCTGAAAGATCCTGTTCAGTGCCTCCGGATCGGCTGTCTTTACCGCGTCGTTCACCTTCTGCGCCGAAATCAGTGAGGTTTTCTGGGCTTCCTGCTCGATATACTTTGTGTTGAAGTCCGCTGCGTGGCTTTCCATTGCGGCCTTTTGGGCGGTGATCCATTTCTGTCGCAAGCCCGGGTCAGTGATTCCAGAGGCCGATTGGTCGACCCAGGTGCCGGACTGGGAGCGGAACTGGTCCTTGACATCAGATGCAACCACACCGTCTTTTTGGAAACCAGCAATGTTGTCGTCGTAGGTTTTCGCTAGAGACAGGTTAGCATCAGCCCACTCCTGGTCGCCTCTGGCTGCATCTGCCTTGGCCGCGAGAGCGTCGGATTTGTCCTGCTGGTAACGTATGGCGCTTCCAAGGTCGGACAGCCCCCGTTGGATAGCGCTGGTGTCCATGTATGGAAGTTTGATGCTGGCCATAGTACCCCCGGCTACAGTCTAGCCGAGGGGCCTTTGGCATCCCTGTGCGCTAGTAGCTGTAGCCGCCCTTTCCACCCTTGGCATGGTAGTTGAGCGCGCCAGTCTGGTCGGCAAAGCTGTATCCGTTGCCGGCCTTGGCAGCAGGGCGTTTCCCAGGTGTGAGGGCAGAAAACGCGCTGATCCCGACTCCAATTCCGTTCATGAGCGTGTCCATGTTGAGCTGGTCACGCTGGGATTGTATGTCAGCAGAATCATTGGCAAATGAATCATTTTGTTCTGCAAATCTCAAGTCCTGGTTTGCTGTGGCAAATTGAAACTGGGAGTTGGCGTTATTTTCTGACTGCGAAGCTCTCTGATCAATCGCGTACCTCTGGTCCCCTGTTTTTAAATCGAGAGTTCCTCTGGCAACGTCTGCTTTGCCCTGAGCGACGATTTCGCCCATGGGGCCCATAATGCCGTTCTGTGACATCTGTCCCTGGAGTATTTGTTTCTGATCTTGGATATTGGCCGCGGCGGCCGCATTGTCATGGTTCAGTGTTCTTGTAGCCAAGTCCCTATTCAAGCCGATGTCCGCTGTCGCCCTGTTGAGGTTATCGGCTATTTGTGAGTTTGCCAGCGAGTTTGCCTGCTTTGCAAATGCCTGTTGCTTCTCCAGCCTTTGACCCTGCTGGTCGAGAGCCGATTGCCCTGCGAAATAGTTATAAATCAGGCTGACACCCTGCACTGCGACGCTGGCCAAAGCAAGAATCGTAAAAGGGTCCATCTATATCTCCTTCATCTCTACTGCAACGGAGATCAAGGTTACTTGCTCATCTTCGTTGAACTGTATTTCTATGGCTTTGCCCTCAGATGGGCTGTCAGCATTGTCAGTAAGCTCCGCGCGAATTATGCCAGTATATGGGATTCTGGTTCCAGTACCATCATCAATTTGCGCATTGGTGTAGGGAAGTTCAATCCAGGTATTCACCCGCGAGTTCCAGTCTTCTTTTGCGATTCTAACCCGGCCACCAATTGCATTCATAACCGATATAAAGCACGCCACCAAGATCCCGTTCTTACCTGTGAAGGCACCAAACTTACTGGTACGAACTACCAGATCGCTTCTTCCTAACGAGGTTGAGAATGTCGACATCTTGAAACTCGCCGAATCGTTCACACCCCGCCATACAATTCTTGGTTCGCCGTTTACTGTGTCAAAGCCATAGAGCATATAGGAGGAGATAACTGGCGGTGTTAGAGTCGTTATCCCGCCAGTCTCTGGGTTAAGAACTACAATTACAGACTTGTTCGTGTGAATGTATACACATCCATCGGCCTTGGAAGAAGCAAGACTTGTAGGAATACCTAAGCCCATATCAAGAGTGTTCACGAACGTAGGCAGATATTGTTGCTTCTCATTTGAGAAAACCATGATTCCAATGCCTCTAGGGGCGCAAAAGAGAACATTGCCATTGAGCAGGCAAGACAGGGCAATCTTATCATCAATAGTACGCGAACAACCGGAGGATGCCATTTTAATTATGCTCGTGGAGGTACTTAATACCTGTTCATTGGTGAGAAGGTATTCTGCATTCCGTGTTCCGACAACCACTCCTCGATAGGTCGCCTCATACCACTCGGGATTTCCATCAAGCTTGAGAACGTATGCGTTGACCGCCGATGCACCGACATCGTAATCTCCTCCATGTGCCGACCCAGTTACACCTAGAACGATAGAGGACTCATCAATGGGTTGTGGTGTGCCGTTGATAGTAGTGGAAAATACTGCAGCGCCAATTCTCCTAGTCCCAACGACGATGTTTCTCGGGGTTGTAAAGCGGATTGTGTTATTGACATTCGCTGCCATTTGCAGGGGCGTTGGCGGGACGTCTTTTCCAGAAATCTGGTCGTCAAGGGTCGCACCAGATCCAAGTGTCCCCCATGACATAACGTAGATTTTGTCGGCGTCTGTTATACCATCTAATGTCGGCGTAGTTCCCACCGTCGTAAGGCTTGAACTCAGCACTGGGGATGCAAGGCTTGCAGTGTAGGTATAGTTAGTTATCGATGGTGCATTGTTGAACATTTGTAGCATACCTACAACCGTCATGCTATCAAAATTATTTTTGATTAAGCCAAAGGGAATTGTGAACATGACAGGCTCGATACTTAATTTGGGTATAATTTCACTGAATGTTCCATCTGCTAAAATTGTTGATTTGGTAGCAGTCCCTACGACAGTAAGATTGCCTCGCCCAAGTACCAAGGTTTTATCACCCTTGTATTCTATGGTTCGGGTTATTTTATTAATGATCGTAGTTACTGGTCCGACAAGACTTCTAGTAGTTGAGGTGCCAACTACAGTTCGGATGTAATCTGTCTGAGTATAGCTTGTTGTCTTGTAACACACTATACCCCATTGGAGATTGGTTCCGTCCGAAAAGCTGAACGCCCTGACATACTTAATGTCTCCTGCGGATTGGTGGGCATTGGCTTCTCCTGTTGTCCAGAAGGGAGTTGCACTCGAGTAGTAGGGGCCGATATACGAGCCGATGTTGTCTGTCGATGTTTTCTTGGCAGCGATGTTGGGGGGAGTTGCGCCACGAGCTGCAACTAATAACTCGTTCATCGTTGGTGTCGCTAATGTGGTTGATACTGTGTCTTGGACCAAGCTTCCTTCTAACACGTCGACCTTGGTGTTGCGAATAAACTTTGTACCGACGAGGGTGGTTGAGTTCACCGGAACCATCACATTGGCACGGTAGGTGAATGGGATGAGTGGCCCAAAACGTCTGGATTGTGTGATTGCACCGCCAGTTGGCAGTGCGTTATTCGCGATCTCACATCCATTGGCATAACGGGCAGAATCTGGGCGCCGGGAATCAACTTCGCCGATCACTCCATTTACCAGGTTATTTCTCTGGGTAATTTTCTGCGCCATCAGGCTCTCCCAGCTTGTGACCAGAGTACTGCCCTGGTCGAGATGGCTTTGTTGGCGGTGTTGACTGTTCTGGCAGCACCGTCGGCAACAGAGAACCTTCTTTCAACCTCGCGCAGCGCGGTATTCTCTTGGTCCATTCCAAGCCCTGGGCCCACAAGGACTGCCAGTCGGTATCCAATAGCCTCGGCAACAAGGTCGTCAAGTTGCGCAATGTCATTAGGCTCTGCCACGTATTTAAGCCACGCCCCAGGAGTATCTGTGTAGAGATACCCGGCCTCAGTTGACCAGTCGTAACCGTCATCTACAGACGTCCTTGAATCAAGCAGAGCGATAATTTTCAAACAATCCTCGGGAATGAGGTATCCATAGCTCCATCCATCCATGGGGTCTCCGGTGCTGGTAAGCTCTACTCTTTTAATTGTAGAGCCGTATAGCCCCTGGACTAGGGTGGTGCGAGTAGCGTGACGGCACCAGTTGGCACACAGTGTGGCAGAATTACCGGCGTCGTTAATGGACTGAATCTGCCCGACCCCGAGGGCCATGAGGGCGAAGTTTGCTAGTTCTGTCGTGTTTCTCATGGTTACCTCGGAAAAGAAGCCCCCTGAACAGACTCAGGGGGCAAAGTCATCAGCTGACGGCGTAGTAGCCGGCGATGGCCGAGTTGCGCACCTCTAGGGTGTACTCCCCAACGATCATCTTCTTGTCATTGTCTCCGGTCTTGTCCAGATCCACAATCTGGAACTGGCGTCCAGCCATAGGGGCAAGGCCGACGTCCGAGGACTTGATGGCGCGGATCTTGCCTGCAGGAGCCTGGATGTCGGTGTTGAGCGTGAGCTCGTGGCCGTACTTCGAGACGTAGCGGGAGACATACAGACCGCGTGAATCGCTGGTGGAGTCCAGCAGCGTGGTAGTCACGTTCGACCACGTGCCACTGGCAAACTTCCCACGTTCAATGGGATTCATCCAGAGCTCTGTCAGGTTGGCGCCGGCCTTGTCGAGAGACAACAGCCAGTCATCAAAGCCGGCTGCGGTCACAGCAGCAGCGGTCGTTGAGTTGATTCCGTTCGCAGCAAGGTAGGCATCAACGCCACCCATCACGCGGGCAGTGGTGTTGTCGGTCGGGGCTGTGATAAGGGGATTGGCCCAGCAAGCACGGGCAAGTGCCAAGTAGATGCGGTCAAGCTTCTTCTGGCTGATCTGAAGCAGAAGGTCGCCAGCGTTCACTTCACGGCGAACGGCGCGATCCGTTCCGCTGATCTTCACGTAGTCGGTGAAAATCTGGGTCAGGTTGTAGCGCTCGATCTCGAAGTTGTAATCGGTGGCGGCGTAGTCCTCACCTTCCAGCGCGGTGTTACCTACGAAGTTAGCCACGGCACCCACAATGTGGTTTGTGTCGTTGGCAGAACCGCCGATGTACGCTACGACCAGGGTTGTAGCGTTGGTGACCGAGGTCACACGATAGATGCGGTTAGCGATTTCAAGCACGCTACCGGCCCGAAGTCCAGAGGTGGAGGCCAAGATCAGGGCGGTTGGCGAAGCGAAGGCGTACTGTGTTCCAACGGTGCTTCCCCGGATCAGGCGAGCGTCGTCCCACCAGATGTGGCGGGTGTTGAACGCGGGAGCAACAACGGGGATACGGTTGAAGAAAGGAGTCTCTTCCTTCTTGATGAGGTAGAACGCCTTGGAAACGTCTCGGGCGTTGAGGTTTGCGGTAGTGTCGTAACTCGACAGTGGCATCGTGGGCATTTTGTGTTCCTATTACCGTTTCAGACCCAAGGCTTGAGCCAGGGCCTGCTCGGAGGTTTTTGGTTCTTGTGGACCAGCAGCACCGCTGCCGGTGATGATCGGCGAGTCACTCATGTATTTCTTGAAGCCGCTCATCCAGTTCAGAAAGCTTGCTGAGTTTGCAAGGGGCGACTCCGAGAATTGTTGGAAGTCGTTGGGGTCCATTGACTTCTTGGCAACCTGCAGCAGCTCCTCGCGCTTCTGGGGAGCTTCCCTGCCCCAGAGTTTCTCCAGTTCCATGACGCCAGCCTGGGCAGCTTCTTCGCGCTGCGCCTTGATAGCCGACATCAGTTGCGTAGTCTTCTTGCCGTTCTCTTTCCAGAGAGCCTCGGCAACGTCCTTGGGAAGATTCATGCGGTGATACAGATCGGCGGTGAACTCGTCCAGACCGGGCAAGGTGGGAAGCTCTGAGAGCTCTCCACTGCGGTCGAACTGGTAACCTCCGGGGGCATCTGGCCGTCCCATGGCCTTCCAGAAAGCACTGATCTGCTCAGGGGTCGCGTCTTTACCGGGGATGGCGGTCGTCTCGGCGAGACGTTTTTCGGCTTCCGACAGTTTACCCCGCGTGTCTTTGTAGGTCCGCGCCAGTTTGTCGAGCTTGTCGAACTGGCTGAGATCCGCATCGTCGAGCAGGTCTTTCGGTAGCTGTGCCATCCAGGCCGGCTTGGCCGTGGACTGGGCAGGGGTATTCTCACCCTGGGGAGCCGCTGTTGCGGGGTCATAGGTCGCAGCCACTGACGCCGCGGGAGCAGCTTGGGTGGCAGAGACCAGCATGGGGTCACTCAATTGGATTTCCTTCCGAACAGTCGCCCGAAGAGTTGGCGCCGCCCTACCATGGGCTCGGGCGCCGGCTCACCAAGCTTGGTGTCCGTCAGTAGTGAAACGTAGTCAACCGGGAAACTCCCGGTGGGTTTGTACACTCCTGATTCTCGCAGGAGCTCAATGCCAAACTGTTGCAGCGTCCGGTGCTCAGGGTCGCTGACCGCGCTCCAGTGATAGGTCCGCGCCAGAATGTCAGCTAGAACCTGCCTACCAGCCTCGCTACGTAGAACCTCACGCCAAGCTTTGGAGCGTAGCTGCTTGGCTTGTGCCTCTCTGGCAAGTGTGTCTACCATACTCATGACAGGCTCCCTGGAGCAGGCTGAGTAGGCGGCCTAGCCTGTGCTACAGCCATGGCTTGCATCTGGGCCTTAGCTTGCGCCTGCATAACCGCAGCCTGGTGGAGCGCCTCTGCAGAGGCTTTGCGGTATTTGTCATCGGTGAGCACTGTCTGCATCCCGTTAGCCTCTCCGATCTGGTCTAGGATCTTCAAGGGGTCGAGTCCGTAGTTGATCTGCTGCGCCGCCTCGGGCATGACTTGCTTGAGTGCTCCGATTCCCTGTACAAAGGATTCCACCCCGGCGAGTCCGTGGGCACGCTTCTGCAATGTCTGAAGAGGCGAGTTGTACTCGACCTCCAGTGACTCGTTCATGTCCATTCCCTCTGGGGGGTCGGGAAGCAGGCCAAACTCATCTGCGTACTTGATTAGCCCCGCCCACATTTGGTCGATCACTTCGCTGGTGGCCCTTCCAAAACGCGGCTGCAGGGTCGCAAAGGTCTCAGCCTGACGTCCAAGGAACTCTGCTCTGGTCATCTGCTTGTCGGTCTGGGTCTGCATGAGAAAGAACTTCACGTCAAAGTGCCGGTCTAAGGCATCATGCAATTTAGCTTCCCGGTCTACACCGATTGGCCTGTTGATAGACTCGTTCACAGCCCTGATAGGTTGCCCGATCATAGATGGGGGAACCCAGTTAATACCCCCAGGATGCGTCTCGAAGCCCCGCTCCTGCAGCGAGTCGGGCACCATCAGGGCTGGGTTGAGCATCTTTTGGTCTGCCGTGAGCAGGTCTTCTGCGACAGCCTGCGCGATCTGTGCATCCCGAATGAACTGGAAGCCCGGCCCGTTACCATAAGCTGTGCCTGCCTCACGTTCCACACGGTGCACTAGGAAGGGGAACTCGTCATATCCACCTTCTTCTAAGAAGTGCGTGATACCGTCCATCCAATAAGTAGACTCATAGGTATAGTTCTTGTTACCCTTGTCCTCTGGATCGTAGGCAACCCGCGGCCGGACGCAATGGTAGATTTCACGCTCCACGTAGGGACTGTTAGTCATCCCCTCTACATGGGCAGGGTCAATATGTGGCCACTTCTTGAGGATGTCGCCGTTGGTCATGTTATATCTGCGGAACAGTGTGTTCACCCGTCCGAAGTCATCCTCGGAAATCCAGAAGTTCCCTGTGTCAAGCTTAGTGAAGGTCACTGTTTTGTTTACAGGGTCTGGCTGCATGAGGCCGGCAGCGGTGCAGGCCCAAGCAGCCTCATGGAAGAACTCGAACATCCACTCATAGAAGTTGCTCTGAGCGAGCATGGCGTACATGACTTCCTCAAGGCTCTTTTGAAAGTCTGCCACCCCCGGCGCCTTGTTCTTCATAGGGTCACGGTAGCGGAGGTTGAACCAGGTGTTGCCACGCGGGGCGATGTTCGAGCAGATGCCTGCTGCGTGCACCCTGACCGCAGTCTGACCTGACCCATCGTAAAGGTCATAGTTGATACCATGGGTCTTGTTCATGGTGTTGGTGAGGTCTTTGGTGATAGAAAAAATTAGCCTAGCCGTAACTGGCCAAAGGGCTTCGACCATGGAGCGCTTGGTTCGCAGTGCCGTGAGGTGCTGGTCGATGGACTTCCGCAGGTCGTCTGGGCTCATACCCCCATGCTAGCCGGAAAGGGTTTATGACTAGTGTGCGCTAGACAATCCGTCTGGTAGCAGGTTCCCAGCGCCCCTGTTTCGCGCTGATCCTGGGGACATACATCGGTGATGCAGATGGTGGTATGGCGCCCAGATCCGGGTCCATGATCCTCGAGGTTGCATCCAGCATATCGTCGTGCAGCGCCGCCGAGATGTGGGGGAAGCTGGCCATCTCCTTCTTGAAAGCCTGTGTCAGGTCGATGCGGGCCCCATCAAGCAAGTCATAGATACAGTCCCGCGGCATGATCAGCCTGCGTGAACGTATCTCTGGAACCAGCCAGCGGATGCGCTCCTCCTTGGCCTTGGTGGCTTTGAGGGGAATGATCGGTAGACGGTACTGAATACGGGAGCCTTCGCGCTCAAAGTAGTCAATTTCCAAACCGCCGGCAGAGTCCTCGTATCCAATGCCTTTAAAACGGTACTTCTCGTGAAGCCGAACCATAGCTGACCACTTCTCGTCTAGGGCGAACTTATCGCGTACCCATTCCCCGACGTAGTAATTCCGGTCCTTGCCCACTCCCACAGCTGCCATCACCGTGTAGTCCCCGAACTCCTTCTTCTTGGAGCCGCTAGGGTCCACTAATAGATACCAGTTGATATCCTGGAGCCGGTCGGCGTCCCAGTACTGGAGCGCGGTCATGTCGAACTCTGTGGTGCCGGCCTGCTCGATGGTCTTACCCTCCCACACGTGCAGGTACTCTGCCGGGTCTCGGTCCTTGGCCTCTTCCCTCTGATCCTTGAGGTACTGCGGGGCCCAGGGGTTGTCGTCCATGTTCACCTCGATCACCACCGCGTTCTTGGGTGGGTGCAGAATCCAGCGGATGTAGCTGGCGTCCGCTTCGCTGTACGGGTTCATCACGACGAACACCTGGGGGTCCAGACACCCGCGGCCAATGGTCGGCAGGGCGATGCGCCAGGACTTCTCGCTGACGTTCTCGGCCTCTTCCACCCAGAGGTCGGTGATGTTCTCGGCGCCCTTGATCTTGTTGGGGTCGGTCTTGATGCCGATGTAGGTGAACCTGGTGCCATTCAGCCCGCGGATCTCGGTGGCCAGCACCTCGTAGAACCAGCCTAGCCCCATGCGGTCGATGTCGTCGGTCAGCAACTGGTGTACGCTCTCGTCCAGGCTCTTCTGCACCTCGCGGGCGCAGATGATACGCCGGGGCCGCTCGAAGCCCTTCCAGAGAAGCCGTCGGGCCACCACCCAGGACTTGCCAGCACCTCGGCCACCGTGGACCACAACGAAGGGCGCGTCGGTAGTCATCACCGGCTCAAGCTTCTCGGGCACCTCGGACTCCAACAGCCCTTCCTCGGTGACGTTACTCACCGCGGGGCTCCGGTCGAACTATCACCAGCTTCATGCCCGTGATCTCGCGGTCCTTCTCGCCCTTCGGCTGCTGGGCCTGGTCCTTGTCGGTCAACGTCATCCCGGTACGCAGGGTGCGGATCAGTTCCAGCCGGCCACGCAGCCGCAGGCTCGGGTCAAGCTCGGGGCTCTCGAGCTCCTCGGCTGTCTTGCGGATCTGATCGTGCATCACCGAGATCCTGGTGCGCTCTGTGGTCATGTATATCTCGATCAGCGGGACAGAGTCCTCTCTTTCGACCACGATGGGGGCCAGTGGCCGGCGGGGCTTCTGGGCAAGCATCACCCGCATCTTGCGGTCGTCGGAGTTCTTGTTCCTTGCGAGGAAGTCGCTCACCGTGGACCTGGGAATCCCCAGAGTAGTGGCGATGTTCGCATAAGACACCCCGGCCTCTCTCATTCGGAGAGCGTCGGGGTGCCATGGTTTGTCCTCAATCGGTCGGGCCATTAACCCATTATCCGTACAGTTTGCCGTACACTACTGTGCGGTCTTGTTCTTAGATCCCTTGGGCCGGCCACCCTTGGCACCATTGGCCTTAGCTGCTGCAGCCTTGGCCTCGGTGGTCTTGCTGCCGTTGTACGCTGCCCAGAGCTTCTTGAGCTCCTCGGGCGTCAGTTCGCCCCCGCAGTGGGGGCAGATGATGGCCATCAGACGTTCTCCCCGTGCCTGCGGTCAAAGTCGGAGACCTTGGTCCAGGTCTTCATGCGGCACGCAACAGGCGGCCAGTGGTCGCCGACCTGCTCGCTGATGGTAATCCAGTCGAAGGGAGTTGCCAAGGCCGCAGCCTCGCGCTTGGCCGCTGCCAGGGTCTTGGCCTTCAGGATGGTCTTGGTCATGCGGATCGTGGCTCGGTACAGCATCCCTCTCTCCTTGCCTGTTGTCCGGCAGGCTCCTGTGGTTGATTTAGAACGGGCAGGTGGCGTCAACGTCGTCGAAGTTGGTCACCGTCGGGTTGGCCTTCTTCCACGCCTTGAACTCGGCCTTGCTGGCGAACCCGGCATTCAGCGCATCTTCCAGTTCCATGCCCGCGACTTCCTTTGCCCACTCGGCCTTGGCGTCCAGCTCGTTCTCGTTGAAATCGTAGAAAAACTCGTTGTCGTTCATGTCTTTGCTCCTTGTCCTTCGTGGACAATCTCAAGTTATACCCATCATGTTGGCTTGTCAATGGGAAAAGTGAAAAATAGTTCGGGCATGAAAAAGCCCCCTTGCCGGGGGCCTGGTCACTCTATCCGTCTCGCCGTGCCCTTCTCGGTAGGTCGACCGTCCTCGATGCTGGTTCTGACCCATCTCCCATGGTCGGCCATAGCCTTCCGCAGGCTGGCATAAATCTCATGTGAGCCCCTAGCCCCAGTTCGGCGCACCAAGGGCTTGGTTACTTCTACAAGGTAGGGCTCGGTTGTCTTGGGGCTCTCCTTACGGTTACTGCGTGGTGAGGCCTCTAGCTCTACAGCGAGAGGTCTGTAGACATTGATCACCAGCCAGCTGCGTGCCTCGAAGAGCTCTGGGCGGTGCACTATGTCCTCCATGAGGTCAATCATCCAGATCCTCTTCCCACTAGAAAGACAATCTGGATGCCGAGGTTGGCGGCAGCGCACAGAAGTATGCCGAGGTTTATCGCCCGGTCCAGTTTCACTTGTCGTGCTTCCTGATTAGTTTGCATACTGGGCAATCTTCTCGATGATTGGTCGATCCAAAGCTCATTGACACGGCCTCGGTGTGGGCGATCTTTAGTGCCTCCACCAGCAAGCGCACAGTCTCTTTTTCGATGGCTTCGTGGTCACTCATGCCCCACCTCGGCCCTTGGTCAGGAGGGCGTGGATGGCTTGGGCAATATCGTAAGCTGACCACATCTCCTCGCCGTCAACGATGTCACCGACTACCTTGTGGATAGCATCCCTGCTCACCACCTCGGGCTGGCGGGCGTTCCATGCTTCCAGAATCTCAGACTTGGGAATAAACACCCTCATCGGATTCCCGCAGTAGGTTCCGGTGCATGAGACATCGACAACCAGTGCCTGAGTCTCTTCGTCAAATGCAATTCTATCAGCTTCCATGTTTCCCTCCTTTGATGCGGTCGATGTACCTCCGGGTCGTATCGGGCTGGTGCAGAGTCTCTTGGCTTGCGTCCATCAGCACCTCTGGACGAACCATTGTCGTTCCGTCAGGGTGCAGGGTTGGAATCCATTGGGTCTTGGGCTGGGCGGCGGGGGTCAGGGAGTTCATGTAGCCCTCGATGTCGATTGACCGGAATGGGCCGATGAAATGCCTCAGTGCATCAATCATCTGCTCCCGACTGTACCCGACAGCCGAGGCGAGGTCGGCCCTGATGAACTCCGTTGCTCCAAGGAACTTGTAGTAGGAAAGGGAATACTTGGGGACACCGTTGCCGATTGAAAACCAAATCCGTTCTGGCAGGTTAGTCATATCTTGGCTCCTTAGCGATGCGCCGGCACAGCACCTTGATGTGCATAGGGACCATGTCTGTAGCCCTTCCGGCTCCGCACTTGTATGCCTCGAGTGCTCTGGTCCAGCTACCCAGACGGCGGTGCAGGTCCGCGAGATAACGCAGTGCAATTCGCGAGCTAGCCTCGGCGTTGAACTCGTCAAACTGCCAGTTTCCGTTGTAGGTTTCGCGAAAGTACTGGTGGTACTTTGGGTTCAGCTGCCAAGGCCCAAGGTCGCCTGTAGAGCTCACGGCTCGAAGGTGACCGCCCGACTCTGAGAGCATAAGCCCCACAGCAACACCAATTGGCACCCCGGTTTGGCTTGCGTAGAAGATCAAGCTTGCTAGAAGTAGGCTCATGGCTATCTCCTCCCCTTCTTGGCAGCAAGAGCAGTCTTGAGAATGGTGATAGCTGCGGCGAACAGTTCCGCATACTCGGACTCGGTGTGGGCGTCTTTGATTTCGAACATCACCTGGTTGTCGTTCGTTTGAAGGACAATCGACAGGTTGAGACTCGGATACTCGGTCTTGATCTTCATTGCAGCACCTCCCGTTCGCTCTTGGTCATCTCGTCCAGCCGCACCTGCAGCTGTGCATCGTGGTACATGGTCATTCCCAACTGGATTGCGGTGGAGAGCACCAGGCCGGCCAGGGCACCCAGCAGGGCCGCGGCGATCACCTGGCGCGTCATGACAGGGCCTCAATTTTGCAGCCATCCCTGAAGGTGTACGCTTTTTGAGCTCGCATGAGTTCTTTCAGATAGTCATACGACCTACCTGTCTTGGCCGCGCACTTCCGCATCGAAGTAAACTCCAGGGTGCCGCCATCAGCCCACGTCCATCGAAGCTGGGTCGGAATTGTCCTGCCTGCTGGAAGCTTTCGAGCCCGGTTCATTTTTGCCCAGGCCCTTGCTGATTCCCTTCGTCGCTCTTTTTTTTCAGCAAAACTCAGGGCCGGATCTCTGTGGGGCTGAGTCAGTTTTTCAATAGCTTTTTTCGCTTCCAGATCTACCCTGATGCGCCGCCTCTCTTCCACTTTCTCGCGCTTGGCTAGCATCTCTACCTGCATCCGTCGGCTTGTCTCCTCACGACGTGCCCTGTACTGGAGGTCTCTCAGGGCCGTTTCCTTGGCTTTCTCGACCAAGTTATTAAAGGTTACAACTTTAGCCTCTTGGGACTGCTGTAGCCGCAGGGCGACCCGTTTCAGACGGTTCTGCTCTTGTTCCTCTGTTGACGGTGACTGATAACCAGAGTCCTGGGCCGATTTGAACTTGTTATCGCTAATTCGCAGGAAGTCTGGGCGGTGGTAGCCGATGAACGGCAGGTGTTCCAAGAACCACAGTTCGCGGTCATGTATCATCGGTTGCCCCCAGGGAACTGGAGCTTGCGGTCCGCGCGTTCCTCGGCCATGAGCTTGTGCCCCCGGTAGCCGCCTGCCTGGATAACCCTGATCCAGTTGTGGTCGGTATTGTAGCAACTGGGACAAAGGCGATCTCCCAGGTTGAAGCGAGCTCCACAGACGTAGCAGCAGTACTCGTAGTTGCCATCGACCATGGGCTTGGCCTTTTTCTGGATGTCGTGCTTGTCGATGAGCTTTGCGAAGACAGCCCGCTTGGGAACGGTTGCAAACTCGTAGGTATCCAGGAACGCCCGCCAGAGGACAGACCTGCCGGTGTCCGTGAGGACCGAAATGCAGTCGGCAATATCCCGAAGCTCGGTGGCGGTCGCCCCCTTGTACCTCTCGGTGATTTGCTTCCCAAAATCCTCTTGGGTCATGACGCACCCCCGAAGATCGACGCCACGGTTCCGGCATCCACTGCCCTGCCGTCCACGCCGGCCTTCCTTCGCGTCGACTCCTTGACCGCATCGAACACCCACTTGCGGAGAGCGAGGTAGTGAGACTTGGCCTTGTACCCCTTCATCTCGATGTACTCGTCGAGGTAGGTGATTGCCGACCGGGTCTCCTCGAACCCGAAGTCTCCGCAAAGTTTGTGTTCCTCGGAGGTGGTGAGCAGGACGTGTTTGAACTCGCCGTGCTTTGCCTTTGGTTCACCGGATGGGCGAGCAGCCGGCTTGGCCGGTGCGGTGTTCTTACTTTCTGTTTCTGTTTCTGTTTCTGTTTCTGTTTCTGTTTCTGTTTCTGGCTGGTTTTGTCCAAGACGGTCTAAGACAGGGGCTGCAAACTCACCGATTTTCTCTGCCTTTTTGTACCTATTGATCATGCCTTTAACCTTGTCAGAACGGGTCATGAAGCTGTCCAGATAGTTGAATATCTTGGGGCAGATGATGCGTTCAGAAATCTCCGAAATGCTGAACAGGCCGGCATTTATCATCCATGACGCCATCTCGTTGATGTGCTCTGTGTTGCCGTTGTAGAGCTCGGCAATTTGGGAGCAAGTCTCGGTGAGTTCTGGCACTGGACTGGAGTCTTCCAAGCTCTCTGTGATGCTCTCAAGTATCAGGTTGTAGAGACCGTACCCCTCGAGGCCGAACCTGTTCACCAGCAGTCGGATTTTGGTGTCGTGTCTCATGTTGGATTGGTGTTTGAAGTACTTCATCAGTGTCCTCAGAAGGGAATGTCGTCATGGTATTCGGCGGGGGCGTCTTCGGGTTGCCCTTGGGGACGCGGTACGTCACTGGACTCACGCTTGCCGCCGATCAGCTTGATCTCGTCGACGTGCATGGCGATCTTGGACTGCTTCTGGCCATCCTTCTCCCACCGCTGCTGTTCGAGGCTGCCGGCAACCAGAACCTGCGTGCCCTTGGTGAGGTACTTGTTCAGGTTCTCCGCGGTCTTGCCGAACAGGGCGAGGTCGATGAAGTTGGCCTGGTCCTCCCACTGGTCGCCCTTCTTCTTGGACGTGGTGAAGGCCAGGGCGAAGTTGCAGATCGGGGAGCCAGAGGCGGTGTAGCGGAGTTCCGCGTCACGGGTGATGCGGCCCATCAGGGCGATTTGGTTAAAGTCTTTCATGATTGTGCCGCCTCCCAGCGGTCGGTGAGTCCGTAACGTGTCCAGAACTTGTTGCCGAGGCTGTGAACCTCTGCGTGGTGCTGTCGGCACAAAGCGATCAGGTTGGTGTCGCTGTTGTCCCAACTTGCGGGGCCGCGCCTGCCCCTAGCCTTTATGTGGTGAGCCTCAGTGGCCGGTAAGCCGCAGAAGCAGAACGGGTGCGAACGCAGGTAGCCAGACCATGCGCTACTCATGTCCACCTCTGCTCGATGAACAGCGGGGTCCGCGGTCCAACGTAGGCATCAAAGGTGTTGAACTGCAGGAACTCGTCAGCCTCGTCCTCGTCCATGTCGCTGTCTTCCATGAGGCAGCAGATGCACTTGCTGATGCAGTACACCACCACCTTGACCTCGCCGTTGTCGAAGTAGCCGATGATGGCTCCGTCCAGGCCGTCAGCGAACAGCAGCTGGTCGTCGCCGGCCAGGAGAACCAGGTCGTCGCGGCTCACTTGCGGCCCCCTACGTCCACCGGCATGGGGCGGCTCCACGGGTTGGTCTCGAAGCTCGGGGTCTTGTTGGGCACGATGCCGTCCACGGTGCAGGAGGTGAACCCGTCATGGTAGCGGCAGCCGTTCACGTAGCAGCGCTTGTCGTCGCCAGAGGGCCAGTACACACAGGTATGGGTGTCACTCACGGCCCACCTCAACGCGGATGTCCATCTCGGCGGCGATCTGGATGATGGTGTCGATCAGGTAGCCGGCCTGCACGGTGGTGAGCTCTGCCTCGCTGTAGGGGCTGACGCCGATCACGCGGCCAGTCTTGTCCTTGAGCTCGCGGAACGGGTAGCCGCGGCTGATGGCCTCGCGCTTCATGTGCACCTTGATGTCGTCAAAGCTGTGGCCAGACCAGTTGGCGATGGTCTGGATGGCTCCGTTGATCGCGTGGTTCTGAGAGTTCTCTCCGGTCGTGCGGGGCTTCCCGGGCCGGGAGAGCGCCACCTTGAGGTAGCCGTCAGTCTTGCCTTTGCCGAAGAGCGCGTAGGCTTCCCAGCAGCGGGTCACGCCGAGAGTCAGGAGCAGCTTGTCGCTCCCGACTCTCTCCGCTGGGATGGCGGGGAACGTCAGGGCACCCATCAGAACAGCCCCTGATGGTTCGCGTCGACGAGGTCAGCCTGAGCGGGCGCATCCTCGACGGTCACCGACCCAACGAGCTCGGCGAACTCTTCGCTCACGCCGGCACGCTTCAGGAGCTCGGCCTTAACCTCGGCCACGAAGGCGTCGACCTTGCCCTGCACCGCGTCGGGGTTGATGGCGGGGTTGGCCAGCTTGGCGTACTCCTTGCGGTACTCGGCGATCTCCTCTTCGCGGAAGGCCAGGTGGCCGTCGATGTCGGAGGTGAACAGGTTCTTGAGCACCTCGCCGCCCTTGAGGAAAGCGGGGTGCTTCGGAGGCGGGCCCTTGGTCACGCCGGCGGCGGGAGCGGCAGGCTTGGACTCGGGAGCCCTTTCCGGAGCCTTCTGCTGGGCCTGTACGGGTTCCCTGCGGGTTTCCTGCGGGTGATGGCTGGCAGCGTGGCCGTCGTCGTCCTCGGTGGGGATTCCCAGAATGCTCATCGTCAGGTAGCGGCGGGCGTAGGTCATGGCCGAACCCTGCTGCTGGGCCTTGGCCTCGCACGGTACGCGGAGGGTGTCGAACAGGATGTAGCCGCCGGTCTTGTGGGCCAGCAGCGGGGTAACGGCGATGCCGGTAGGTTCGTGGCCAATGCTGAACGTCAGGCTCAGGCCAGAGGTGGCGAGGGGCTTCTGCGCCGCCTCGATCACCGATGACAGGTCCGCGTACTTCGACTTGAACGCCGGGTTCGTGGAGTCCTTCTTGGCTCCCTCGATGGCACCTTGGGCCACGGCAAGAGCGGCGAACAGGTCAGGGGTTGCGTGTTCTAGGTTCATCAGAAAATCTCCTTGGCGGTGAAGTAGTCATGCTGGTAGGCCCAAAGGGTTCGGGCGCAATTGAAGGCCAGATAGGCGCGGTCGTTGTTCCACGTCTTGGCCCAGCAGCAGGGGTTATCAGGGTTGGTCGAGATCACGACGCTGATGCGCTGGTAAGCGGACTCGTCAGGGAAGACAGCCAGAGCGTAAGCAGCCAGCTGCAAGTCCCAGGTCTCGTACCAGTTGGGCTGCGGTTCCTTCACGAACTGGGTCTTCCAGTCCACGACAGCGAGCGTGCCGTTGACCATCTTTCCGAACCAGTCAATGCGGCCACCGTAGCCAAGAGGCGAGCAGAAAGGCTTCTCCACGGTTCCGGCGTCGATGTTGTCGTCGATCCATTCCTTGACGCTGGCGCAGGTGGCCTCGTAGCCGGGAACGAAGTCAGGGGCGATGGATGGCAGGGCGATGTAGTCCTCGATCCAGTTGTGGATCTGGGTTCCAACGTCCATGGCGTTGCCAACCTGTTCCTTTGAGTCGGTCACCACACGGCGGGCGAAGGCTTGGTCAGACTCTCCGTCCAAGCGGGGCAGCGTGAGCGAGGCCATGATGGCGTTCTCGATCTTCCACGCCTCGAGCGAAGGCTTGGCGATCACCGACAGGATGGTGGTCACGCTGGGAACCAGGTCCAGCTTGCGGGCGTCGGCCAGAGTGGTGGCCCGCGGGGTGCCGTCCTTCTTCTCGACGGTGTAGCAGGGCTTGCCGTCGCGGGTGTACCAGTGGCTGGATTGTTCGGCGCGGACGAGGTCACTCACGGTTCACCTCCACCAAGTCGATGTTGTTCCAGTCGACGAACTGGCCAAAGCTCATGCCCTTCCAGCCCTTGTAGCTGGTGCTGGTAACGCCGGCACTGATGGCGACGTACTGCTGGTACGCATCCGTTCGGGCCATCGGGCGCGACTCGGTGCGATGGGTAGACACCGGGTGGTATCCCCTGTAAATTGATGTCTGAAGCTGGCTGGTCATTGCTGCTTCTCCTTTCTTGAGGTCACGGTTGGCGCCGTGGCCTTTTTCATTCCCCCGGCAACGCCGCGGTTCGACTGGCCCCCCAGTTTGGTTCCGGTCGATGAGATGAATGATTCCAATTCGCGGTCGGTCTTCACGTGGGCGCCGAAGACGAAGTCCTCGATGTCGCGGTCGGTGAACACGACCTTGGTTCCGATGCGCGAGTAGCCGATGCGGTGCTCCCGCATGAGCCGCTCGATGGTGCGGACGCTGACCTGCAGCAGGGCGCTCAGGTCGGCCTTGCTGTGGAGCATCACTTGGTGCGCTCCTTCAAGTAGGCGTCGAGATCAGCCTGTTCGATGCGGTAGAACGACCCCAGGTCGGTGGCCTTCAGCTCACCGTTGCGGATTAGCCGGCGAACGAAGGTCTCGCTCACGTTCAGCTGGGCGGCGGCTTGGGCGACAGACAGCATGGCCGGCATCAGACGATCTCCTCTCGGTAGGCTTCGTAGGCGGCGTCGAGGATGTAGTCCACCTTGTCGGGGTCGATGGTGATGATCAGGTCGGTCACGTCGGAGTCCTTCCACCAGACCTTGTCGAGCTCGGCATACTCGTCCCACGACGGGTCGGTCATGCCGCCGTTCTGAGCCGGGATGATCTCGAAGTCCACGACCAGATCGACTCCGTTGTAGGTGATGCGCTGGCGGTTCATGACGCCAGCCCTTGCTCACGGTCGCGCTCGATCACCCGTCGGCAGAGCTCAACGCCCTTCTGAAAGGCAACGGTCTTGAGGTTTACGTGCCAGGTGCCGTCGGGCTTCTGGTACTTGGTCTCGACCATGCGAAAACATCTGGAGTCGACGAACTTCTGGTACGGCTCGTTGTTGTCCATAAGGATTCCGTACTTGCGGAGAAGCTCAAACAGGCGGTTGCGTCCGATGCTCATGTCGAGAACCTTGGCGACTGCACTCAGGTCGATTGCGTCTTTCGATCCAGCGACCTGATCGTAGAACTTGGCCTTGGGTTCGAGCGTCTCAATCAGGGCCTGTTTCTCGCGAAGCAGAGCATCAGCTGCAATGAGAGCTCTGGCGACCAGCAACTCGGGCTTTTCAAGCTGGGCGCTTGCCTCAAGTTCCATCCATCGGTCAATTACGGCAGCCCGCAACTCCGCTGAGTACCCGGACACAAGGATCATCGTCTCGCGGTAAGGCAGCTGGTAGCACTTGAGAGTCCTTCTGGTGGAGTCCTTGTAGCTCGCCCCAAAATTGGGGCCAGCAGGATTAGTGGTAGGGAGCATGGCATCGATGTCCCTGAGCACGTGGTCGTGGCGCTTACCGGTCAGCTGGGCAATCTCTCGGCTATCCATCTTGGCTTTGAACAGTTCGATCTTTGCGAGGTCGTTCATGCCTTCACCTCGTCACTCAGCAATTCCTCGACGGTCGATCCGACGGCCCGGGCAATCGCCAGGGTGATGTCGCCGCGGGGAACCAAGTTCTTGCGCTTCCATTGCGAAATCTGCTGTGGCGTGACCTTGATCGCACGGGCGAGATCGGACTGCCGCATGAACCCCATCTTCGAAGTCGTATTCGTCCAGAAAACTTCTGGGTTAACCATGAACCCCTCCTTTCGTGTCACTCGTTTAGTAACACTCCTCCTTTATAAAACACTCATTTGGTATCGTCAAGCCCCTCGTTTGTGATTTGTGTTGATTTTTGTGGTGACATAACCGATACTGAGTTCATGGACTTCTGGACCAGGCTTGATGCGGCTGCGGAGAATTACTCCAGCAAGCGAGAGTTATGTGAAAAGGTTGGGATATCCCCGAACTCATTCACGAACTGGAGAAAACGCAAGACGATTCCCAGTGGTACGGTGATCGCCAGGCTGGCCGAAGAGCTTGGAGTAAGCGTTGAGTTTCTGTTGACTGGGGACACAGCTCACAGAAGTTCAATCCCTCTTCATATTCCTAGCCGCGAGAGTGCATTTCGGAAGGTTGAGGCTCCCATCTTGGGCGGGCACGCTGTACTGAAGCGAGATGTGTCGGACTGGGTTGGTAGCCACAGGGGTCTTGTGGATGGGTTGATGCGGCTAGATCCTGCAAGGGTTGAATTGCTTGAGCAGGCATTTCTGAATGCATCGGGACACGTCATCGATGCCGACAACTACGACCTGGCCAGCCATGTTCCCCAGAGGATCAGCGCCGGCCCGGGGGAGTTCCTACTCGACTTCCAGGAAGAGGACTTGATCTCACGGGCGCCCTACCCTGCGAAGTGGGGCAAAGGTCTGCTGTGTGCCGAGGTGGTGGGCGACTCAATGACGGGGGCGAACATTTTCGACGGCGACCTGGTGTACTTTCGACCGGGGGAGATCCGCGGCAACGGGCTGTACGTGCTGCAGCTGAACGGCACAGCGCTGGTCAAGCGGCTGGAGTTCGACGACCTGTCGGGCCGGCTGACCATCATTAGCGAGAACCCGCGCTACCAGCAGAAGCAGGAGAGCAGCGACTCCCAGGCCATCAGCATCCTGGGCAAGGTGCGGGGATGGATGCACGGACATCCGTACTGATCAGCCCAGGGCATCGAGGCGGTCCACGGCGTCCCGCTTCTGCTGGTCGCTGGCCTTGCCGTACCTCGCGGTGGTCTCGATCTTCTTGTGGCCCATCAGGTTCTGAACGGTCACCAGGTCCACGCCCTGGTCGAGCAGGAACCGGGGGAACGTGTGGCGGCTACGGTGGAAGTGGAGCCCGGGGACTTTAGCCGCATCTCCCCAGGGGTGCAGGTACTGGTTGGGCTCGGTGTCGGTGACGAACATGGGGAACACCCGCTCGTCGGGTGGCGGGAGCCGGTCGCCGGGGTTGATCAGGGCCCAGGCTCTGGAGTTCAGGGGGACGTAGACCACCCGGGCCGTCTTGATCTGCGTGGCCTCAACCTGGTGTCGAACCTTGCCGGCCACCGTCGAAGCCCGTACCTGCCCCCACCGCAGCGCCTTGATGTTCGACCAGCGCAGGCCGGTCATACAGGCGAACAGGAAGGCCCGCTTCAATTCCCCACCGAATCCTTTGGCGCCCATGATCGGCGTATCCATCAGGCGCTCGAGCTCCTCGTCGGTCAGGCTCTTGGGCGGCTCCTCTGCAGCACGCACCCGCTTGATCTCCACCATCGGGTTCTTCGTCAATATGCCCTCGCGCACGGCCCGGTTCAGGACAGCGGCCAGAGCGTTCATGTAGGTCTCCACTGTGGAGGTCTTGAGGGTAAACATCAGCCCACGCTGGTACTCAACCAGGTGCCGGCCCGTTACCCCGCTCAGGTGCAGGGTCGTGAAGAACTCCTTCAGTCTGGGCATGGACCGCATCAGGGCAGGGCTCGTCGACTCGCTGGCGTAGTCCACCAGGCGCACGTTGCCGGCGGTGCTGGAGACCACCCCCGTGGTGTCGGTCAGCAAGGAGAGCTCCCGGCGGTTGCGGAGGATCTCGGCGGTGCGGAGCTTCTCGTCGTCCTGCTGGCGGTCGCCGGTCAACGTGATCCCCATGAGTTCGCGCTGGCGCTCCCCGTTCTGGTTGATGTCGAGGTACAGGGCCACACCGGACCCGATCTTTCTGCGGCTTATTTTCACACTCATGGGGCCATTCTATGTGACGGATATGTGACGGGTCAATGTCGCAGCCTGTCGTTTGGTGTCGCAATGTGACGGAAATGTGACGAAAATTGGAGATTTTGGGCACAAAAAAGGCCACCCTGCGGTGACCTGATCTGCTTTATTTCGTTATCTGGTAACGATTTACTGAAACTCCGAATGGAGAATAGGGGAATCGAACCCCGATCCTATGAAATCGTTTCCATGAAACAACTTAAGATGTCATTTGTGCCAGTTCCGTGACGGACTTGGTGAACATACTATATATTCGTTCATGATACCCTGCGTGCTATCGCATTCGGACTGAGCAGTCCATGCGTGCTATGTGAGCCAAAAGTTTCAGGTTTCGAGGTGGGTCAGGTCTGGGTAGTCAGCCTTGAACAGGCGTAGTTTCAAGAGGTAGGTCGCAACACGTACACCTTTGACATCCTCTACGACCTGGACACCGTTCTGCCAGTAGCTGAAGTCGGCGACGTAGACGATGCCGGCGTGGAGCTTGTAGCGCGGCTGCAGGGTGAGCAGGTGGATGGCGTTGGCCCGCTCGAGCATCTTGAGCTCGGCGTAACGGTTCATCTCCTTCTTGGAGGCGAATACCCGTCCGTCTAGGGTGCGCTGGTTTTTGGGGGCCACGCCGTACTTGTTCCGACGTGGCCCTGCGTTCAGCACTTGCAGGCAGCGGCGGGCTTGCCGCAGTTGGTGCACTTTCCGTTCTTCACGGGGGGCTTCTTTACAGGAGCTGGTTTCGCAGCCATTTCATCCTCCTTGGATGTTGCCCGTCGAGTCACGGGCTCAGACATTTCGCGGCCTGGTATCCCCCGGGTCAGGGCTTTAGACTCACGTTTATGACCTCGATTAGCAGTGCTCCTGCAACAGCCGCCACAGAGCCGATGATCAGCTCGTCAACCACCGTTTGCCTTTCGTATCTGCTCAAGGACGCTGAGGCCATCTGAAGCTGCCTCTGCACTTCGAGCAGCGCTGTCTGCGACTGCTGAAGCTGTAGCTTGAGCTGCTCCAACTGACTCAGCGCCTCGGCCAACTGCGTCTGCGACTCTGACAGTTGCACCTTGAGCATCTCCGAAAGCCTTGATTGCGTCGTCGACTCGTTTCTGGCCGTCGTCAAGTCGGTCTCCAGCCTGTTGAGCTGTGCTCCCGTCACCTGGTAGCTTTTTGCCGGATCGAAGGACTGCGAGTACAATGGCGATGACAGCACCAGCAACAAGGCCCAGTACAGTGAGGATCTTTTTAAACACGCCGAACTCCTCACGTTTTGGTCAGGGCTTGGACACCCAGGATTGCGGTGCCGGTGCCCAGAAGGGTTCCTACCATCACGGCCTGATCGGGGTGCACAAATGCCAGAACGATGCCAGCAATAATCAACGCCAAACTTGCCACACGCTTGCTGGACACGTCGCCGTTTGGACCTGTTAGTAGACTCATACCACCTCCATACGAACTACTTCATTGTTGTGCCAAGAAGCTTTGATCTGGTCTACAAGCCACCTAAGATCAGTCTCTTCGATTACCTTAATGCAACCGAGAGTTGTCCTTGAGGTAGAGTGGTGAATGCCATATCCGTAATCCTCGACAAGGCCATCAATCTCCGCATACTTTCCATCTACAACTTCCCTAGTCTGGACCAACTGGTGAGCATTGGTAGCGATAAAGAATGGATAGAGGTACGCATCACGGATTTGATCTGGATGATCGATAATATTTTTGATTAACCAATTGCCTGAAGGAAAAGTCCTTGGGTAGTAAGCTGGTCCTTTCTTGCCATCTAAAGCTTCGCTGTAGACCACTTCGTTCAATGCTCTGAAGTTGTTGGACTTCCCAAGTTCATTACGAACCACGTTAGTAACCGAGATTGCCTTGTCAAAGGCTATAAACTCGCCTGTCAACCTGTTAAACTTGATTTGGCTAGTCATCTGATCTCCTACTGGGGAGTCTTGAAAGGATTTCTTTAAGAGAAGCTTCGATAGAACCCATTCGACGATCAAAATCCGTAAACTGGGTGGTGATTTGAGTAACTTCGTTCTTGACTACGTAGAACTCTGAATGTTCTGAAGCATTATGTTGCCTGTCCTCCCCCGCTCGCTGTTCCATATTTTTGATCCTTACATCCATCTGGCCGAAGTAAAATACAAAGCCTCCGATGGTAGCAAGGAAGCCAAAGATCGTTATAGCCAGTTCAATACTCATGAGCCGATCCTTGTTACCGTGATTCTGAATCTATCAGGAGTCTGGCCTAGTGTGGAGCGGAAGAGGTTGATCAGGGTCATGCGCCGATCCTTGTGAAAACTACTCTGCCACCGTTGTAATTTCCTGCTGTATTGGAGCTTTGAGCCACCCAAAGACTGATAGTCTCACCGGCTAGAACGCGAACCGTTCCAGTTCCTTGCAACTGACATCCGGCTTGATTTGGCATTACAAGAGTAAGAGCAATCTGCTTAAAAAAAGCGGCTTGTTTGTAAATATACCCAAAGAATTGTGCCAAAGAAGTAGTGGCCGCACTTGCTGTTGTTTGGAGTTCTACGGAGTATACCCCAGAGATTGGAGCAGTGAAATATCCGGTTGCGCCATTGTATGCTGAGTGAGTATCTTCAAACTTAGTAGCGCATGTAAAGATCGCCGTCGCGCCAACAACCACAGCTCCACCTGAGTAAGTGTACTCAGCCCTCACCACCGGAGGCGTCTCAGCCATGTTCCCGTTGGACACCTTGCGGACACGCCAAGCTTGTAAACCGGTGCTAACTTCACTAGCCCAAGTCGATCCGGGGAAAGCGGTATTGCAGAAGTTCACGTCGATGGCAACACCGCCTGATGCGGGGCGCGCTTGGGCTCCCGAATATGCTGTTCCAGCGTCGTTGGCTTGGAAGCCATAGGCTGTATTTTCAATTGGAGTCCACGTACCGTTAATTTTGAACTCAAGCACTGGTAAATCTGTAGGGCCAAATGGACGTCTAAAAACAACCCGTTTAGCGACAGTGGCGGTAGCAGACGGAGCAAACGACTGAACCGCCACACCATCGGTTCCGTACCCATTGTTTGCGCCGCCAGTGTCAGAAACTGTGGTAAGCGTGGTGTTCCAAGCATACTCCGTGAAATCCGTCGCCAAGTTGACGTTGGTCGTCCACTGGGCGATGGGGACGGTAAAGTCGAACGAGACGAAGTCAGCGGACGCCCAAGTAAATGGAACCGATGCGATCCACTGGGTCTGTCCGTTTGGCCCATAGAATGCGGTTCCGTCCCACGTTCCTGACCAGTCTGTGACACTATTCTTGGTTGCGGTTATTGGGAACATGATTGTGGCCATGTTGGCAGTAAGTCCAGCGGGGAGCAGACTGCTCATCGAAAGCAGAACAGCACCACTGGCCGCACCACTGGCCAAATATTTGGCATTGATATGAATGTTTGAACCAACTCTTCGCCATTGTGCCACCGCCCACGACCCGGGGAGATTATTAAACCCAGCGGGAGGCGTATAAGCAGTCCATCCCCCCACCGCCGCCGCATTGGGGATGGTCATCCGGCTCACGGTAACGTTGTCGAGGTTGACGTTGCACGCTGTGGTGTCCGTTGCGGTGTACATCAGGATTAGCCGGTACGTAACCGCCGTTGTTGGAAAGAACGTAGCGAAGAACTGGTTTGGAGTGGGTGCCGTTGTGGGGTGCAGATACTGGTCTGAAAGCGGTATCACCGACCCGACTACTGCGCCACCGATACTTGCCGTTGCGAAGACGAACACCTGCCAGTTGTTATCAAGTGCCGCAGTGTCCATGTAGTAGGGAAAGGCGATCTGCCAAACTGTCCCCAAGTAAGCCGGTGAAACCGTAAAGTCGACGCTCCATCCGGTTCCCTTGATTGAAGCTCCCGTCCCCTTAGCCAACTTGAGATCATAGGTTCCAGCAAGCGGGGAGCTCCCGTTGAAGGTTGCCACCAGCGACCCCTGAGTACCTGGTGCGTCTACAGCAGAGGTATACCCGCTCACGGGTACGGTTACAGCACCGTCAGCAAAAAGTTTGCCGAAGGTGGTGTCGTTGTCTACGGTTGACCCCACGATGAACGACGCCACCGCGCCGCCGGCATTGTCTACATACGCTTTGTTTGCAATATCTTGGGCGTCTGAAGGTGTAGCAACCCTAGCGCGAGACGAGCCGTCCCGCATAACAATGGTCGAGGCCGTTGCTGTTGATACGGCCCCGTGCGCCGTGGTGAGCGCAGCGTGTGTTGCATCGGCAGCTGCCCGCAGTGTGTTGACTGCGGTTGCAGTGTTATCAACGTAATTTTTCGTAGCGATGTGAGCAGAGTCGGTTGGCTCTGCAACCTTTGAATTGCCGGCTATATCACGCTGCATCATTGTGGTTGGGGTTGCTTCTGAGAAACCCCCCAAAGCTGCGTTGACTACATACGTGAGCTTCTCTGTGGCGCTATCCCAGCCCAGTACCTTGCCCCCTTTTACTCCCGGCGGGATGATGGCTGATGCCGATGGGATTGCCTTGGGGTCAACATTGAATGCCGTGGTGTTCGATGGATGAATCTGGATGGATCGGTTTGCTGCTTCGATGGCTGCTACTGCCATCCTCGTTGTCTTGTCAAGCTGGGCAGCAATTGCCTGTGGGGATAGTGCCAAACGGGACTCACCCGAGTAGTCCTGGCCGGCATCTGATCTCCACCAAAGGGTGATCGACTTTCCTGTGAAAGATCCTGCAGCCCAGGAGGCATCACTGATAGAAGAAGGTTTAACATACAGTGTGACGGTATTGGAACTGATCAGCCACTCTGTGGTCTTGGTTAGCTTAGTTCGCGTTGTACCGTCAAAGTATTCCACAACCAGCGCGAGATCGTCGTCCCATGCTTTGCCAGTAACTCCCATATCCGAATACTTCGGGTTGGTAAAGCTAAAGCAGTTACTGAATCCAACGCTATTGGAGGCAGCCTTTGTCAGGTTCGTATAGGGCAGAACAACGGTAGAGTCATCAAATCCATAAGCCATATCGGCCCCCTGAGTCCAGTCTACTCAGGGGGCTCTAGTGGCCCCTGTGCGCTAGTCTTTGGCCCTCCACCCAAGGATCTCGCCCGCGTTCCCGTTGCCCACAGCGCGGAACACGCGGATGGGTGCGGTGACCGGGAACTGGAACGTCAGGCCCGCGGCTTCGAGTGCAGCCTGAGCGGCCTTGATGGCGTTCTTCGTTGCGACTTCCTCGTCCTTCGCGTCCACGGCCTTGGTGACGTACTTCACGGTGTCGGCCACGTTCTGCACGACGTTCTGTGCAGGAGAGACACCTTGGCCGTACCCGCGAATCAGGGCGGCGAGGCTCGGCCCGATGATGGGCAGGAGCTCCACCATGCCGGCGCCAAGGGCCTGCAGCCAGTCTTCCTCTGTCTCGGGGGGCTGGCCCTTGCCGATGGACCAGAAAACGGCCATGGAAGCGGCGATGCCGATGGTGATTCCCACAGACTTGAGGTAGCGGCCCTTCGAGAGCGCCTGCCAGTTGCCGTATCCAATTTGGTTGAAAATCTTGTTCGAGGGCCCGGTGAACATCAGCAAGGTGCGGAGCAGTGCGTTCTGGTTGCGGTAGGCTCCAGCGACAGCCTTCGGGTGGCCGGCCTGCTGAGTCTGGTCCACGACGAAGTCGGCGTAGTCGATGGCGTCCTGGTCGCTCTGGCCCTTGGCCTTGGCTGTGTCGAACGCGGCGCCCCACCCTGCGGCGGTGATTGCCTTGTCCACCAGCTGCATGGGCATCATGCCGACGTGGGAGAACTCGTAGACCCACCGGCCCACCGCGGTCTTCCGCTTGCCCTGGTCGATGGCGATGAACCCGAAGCGCTCGACGCGGCCCTTCTGCTGCACGCTGCGCTTGTCGGCCATCTTGATCGTGTGCGGAAGTTTGAGCAGGTTCCAAACCAGCAGGTCTGGACGGGTGTGGCCCATGAAGGTGAACAGCGAGGGGATCTGCTTGAGCATGGTGGCCATGTTGTAACTCATGTACGCGATGGCGCTGTTGCTCTGCAGCCGGCCCATCACCCGGTCGAAGGCAGTGAAGCTCTTGCCCCAGTAGCGGTTGGCGAGGGTGTTGATGTAGGTGTCGATCTCATGCCAGTACCCCGAACCTCGCGCCTGCTCGATGGCGTTCTTCACCTCGCTGGCGTGGTAAATGGACTTGAGGTCTTTCACCACGGGGGCGTAGGAGATGTACTGCTCCTGGCGCACGACCTGCTCGAGCCACTGGGTCCAGGCCCCGAGCTTGATGGGCTTCTGGTACTCAGCGGGGATCTCGAGGCGGGAGATGCTGAAGCCCTTCTCCACGCTGGCGGCGCGGACCGCAGTGGCCATTCCCATCTCGTATTTGATCTGATCGTCCATGGCCTCGAGGTCGATCTCGGCGCGGGCCATCGGGGAGTAGTTGGGCTCGTAGCCGGGGACCGCGTTCTCGTTCTCGGCGATGGCGTCGAACAGGCGCTGCTGGTTCTCCTCGTACTCGGCGAGGATCTTGTCACCCAGATTGCGGGCCCAGGCCAGGTCGGGAGACTCCTGGGCGAACCGGATCACCTCGGGGTCGACCTTGTTGCCGTGGACGATGGCGATGCTCTTCTTTTCGTTCTTCATGCCGACGTAGATGTCGATCAGGGCGTCCACGGTCCAGACCGAGTCGGTGCCGTCCACCTTGATCCGCTTGAACAGGTCGCGCACGGGCACCTTGTTGTCTTTCAACCAGGCGAACATGGCGTCGGTGCGGCGCAGCTTCTCGGTCAAGAACTCGTTCTCGGCCTTGTTGGGCACCTTGTAGAGCATCTCGAAGTTGGGCCCCTTGTAGTCCTTCCCACCGTCGAGGATGTCGGCCATGTTCGAGAGCGTGAAGATCAGGGCCTGGAGGTCGCCGCCCTTCCCTCGCTTATCGTCAGCCTGGCCGGCGTTGACCATGATCTGGTCCCGCTGCCGCATGGCCGTGCTGATCTTCAAGCGGAGCTCTTCCTTCTGCGCCTCGTCGGTCATGCCGGTAAGGTCGGATTCCATGGCCTTCACCTTCTCGTCGAACGCGGCCCAGTCCTTGTACACGGCGCCCAGGATCTCGCGCTTGATGCGGTCGATGCGGGCCTTGCGCTGCTCCATCTTGTAGTTGAGCTTGAACCGGCCATTGGCCTCGAGGTGTTTGCGCAGCAGGTACTCGTTCTCGAGCTCCTCGAAGCTCCAGAGGTTGAGGCTCTTGGTGTTGAGCTCGCGCTTGGCCTTGGTGTTGAGGTGGGCGTACTCCTCGGGGTGCTGCGAGTACCAGAACTGCTCGGCACGCTTGAGACTGACCTTCTCGTCCTTGCGGAAGTGCGGGTCGATCATGGCCCTCATGCGCTCGATCTGCTGGGCCTCGTCGACGTGGATGGTCTTCGGCACCGGTCTGGCGATGTACGCAGCCATGTCCCGCATCTGCTGGAACTTGGCGCGGATGGCCCGGGCTTCCTTCTCCGCGGCGCGGATGGCCTTGCGCTGCTCGTCCAGTTCGATCTTCGTCTGGGCGACGGCGTCGTGGTAGGACTGCTTGTACAAGTCGAGCCACTCGTTGGCGTTTCGAGCATCGGCCTTGGTCTTCTCCAGTGCTTTCCAGAGGCGGCTGCTGAACTTCTCCAGTGCGGCGATGTCGTCCTTGTAGCCTGCGGCGGTGGCGTCAGCTTCCTGGCGGGCAGAGTTGAGAGCGTCTTCGAACTCGGCGCGGGTCTCCTCGAGGCTGACGACCTGGTTCTTCTTGATCTCAAGGGCAACCCATAGGCGGGAAGAGAAGTTCTTCAGGGCCTTGTTCTCGTCCTTCAGGTCGGCGACCTTCCCGGTGGCGGTGTCGAGCCGGCCTTCCAGTTTGCGGGCCTCGCGCTTGGCGCCCGAGGTCTTGTCCTTCTGCTGGTCGATCTTCTCAAGCTTGGTCTCGACGACCTTCTCAAGTCCGGCCACTTCCTTCTTGAGCGCCCGCTCCTTCTCGTCCTGCTGAACGCTCCGCTGCTGCCAGTAGTTCTTGGACTCGTTGCTCATGCGGAGCTCGGCGGCAAGTTTGAAGTCGGTGTCGGGGTCAAGCTCCAGGGCCTTCACCTCGACAGCCGGCGGGGCGTAATCAAGGGCTGCGGCTTCCATGGCCTGCTCAACGGCGAGGGCCTCGATCAGGAGCTCGTCAACCTGGCCACCCTCGGCGTACTGCCAGACCTGATGACGGTACGGGCGGGGGTTATTCTTCATGGCGGTGATGGACCGGGCGAGCTCCTTGGGGTCCACCTCTTTGTCGTTGGCCAGCTTCAGGGCCACGGCCTTCACGAAGCGGGGCATCTTGTGCGCCTGCATGGCCGGCTCATTGGTGCCCAGCTTGGCCAGGATATCGCGGGCCTTGGCCTCGTCGAGCCCCGAAAGGAAGTCCTTGTCGAACTCAGCGGCGTCCTTCATGCGGGCGGCGAGGTACGCGGCCTTGTAGGTAGCGCGGTCCTCGGGGGTGAGTTCGGGGGCGGTGTCGTTGAACACGTCGAAGTCGGGGTTGGCCATGGCGGCTTCGTCCCGTGCAGCCTCGAGCCAGGCGTCGATGTCGTCGTACTTGAGCGACTCGGCGATCAGGTCTTTGAGGCTCTCGCGGCGCTCCAGTTCGGCAGCGGCCCAGGCTTCGGTGGCGTACTGGTTCAGGGTCGAAGTGGGTACGATCTTGCCGGCGTCCACCGCGGCCTTCACGGCGAGCTTCTGCACGTCGTCACGGGTGGGGCGCGAAGTAGCCGCGGCCCGGAGGGTGGCCAGGGCCTGCTCGTCCACGGCGATGGCGACGCGGAGGCTCTCGGCCCGTTTGCGAAACTCGCGGGCGATGGCCTCGCGGGGTGCGCTGCTCTGGCGGGCCTGAGCGTCGATGCGCTTGTCGAGGGTGGTGGGGTCTTCGAGGGAGGCGAGCTCAATGCGGGCGGCGTCTAGCTGCTGGGAGAGGACATCGGCGTCTAGCGAGTCTTCTGAGAAGAGGCCGTATTTTTCGCGGAGGCGAGTAGCTCTTTCGCCAAAGCCCTGGCCTCTTCCAGTTCCTTGCCCGTCCTGACTCCCAAGCTGCGACTGATCTCCAGATCCTGCATCTGCTGGGCGTCCGTCTGAGGAAAGTACTTGGACTCGTCGGTCTGCGGCATCAATGGCCTCCTGAATCTCTGCGTCGGTCTTGCCTGTGTTGCTGGCCAGAAGTCTGGCCGCGTTGGCATAGTCGGGTGCATCTGCTTCATTATACACCGCCGCCTTGCCAGGTTCCATACCCAGGGTCTCATAAAGGTTCTTTTCTGCGTACCAGAGCAGGGCCTGGAAGTCGGCCATGGTGAGGTTGAGGTTCTTGGCGTGTAGCCGGTTGAGAACCTCGCGTGCAACCCTGCGGACTACCTGACGTTCGACGGGGCCACCGGGGGCCTCCTTCTGCCCGTCGAGGTATTTCCACAATCCGTTGCCGGCGAGCCGTAGCCGGTTCCCGATGGTTCCTGCAAGCGGGGCGTCGGAGGTGTCTTCCTCGTCAGACGACTCCTCGTTCACGACGTTGGTCTCGCTGGCCAGGCGCACGTTGTTCAGCTGCGACCTGGTCTCGGAGTCGATGCTAGCCTTGTGGACCATGGTGGCCAGGTAGGCTTCGGGCTCGTTCTGGACCATGTCCATTGCGGATTCTATGGACGCAATCTCGAGGGGGATGGACGACAGCCGGCGCTCAATGTAGAGCACCTGCTCTTGCACTTTCGCAGCCTGGTCCGCGTCGAAGCCTTCCCTGATGCGGGACTGGATGCTGTCGATGTCGGCCTGGGCCTTGGTCAGTGCCTTGACCAGCGACTTCTTTTCCTTGGCGCCGGCCTCGGTGGACTCGTCTCCCTTGAACGCGTTGAGCGCAGCCTGGGCAGCATCAACCTTCTCCTGCTTTGCAGGGATTCCGTCGCCCAGTTTCTCGAACCGGGTCAGCTGGCCCTTGCGGTACGCGTCGGTGGCCATCTTCTCGATCTTCTGGTGGGTCTCGCTGGTCTTGTCAGTGAAGGCCTTGAGGTCGTCCTGCAGCTGTTTGAGGTCAGCTTCCATGAAGGACTTCGCCTCGGCCATGTCCAGGCTGATCTTGAGCTTCTTGAGCTCCTCGCGTGCAGCGGCGTCACCGGACAGTTCCTCGATCAGCTTGGCCATCTGGGCCTTGCCGGCAGCAACCATCTCCGGTCGCTCGGTGACCAGGGTGCCGGTCCAGCGGCCCCAAGTGCGGATGAACCAGCGGTCCATCGTCAGCTGGTTGAAAATACCGTTCAGGTTGGCGTAGAAACCGTTGCCGATCTTGGGCCCGATCACCGCGGCGCCGAGAACCGTCTCGTCCGCAGCCTCGCCTGTGACCTTGGTCTTGAACAGCTTTGTGACCTGAGACGCCTTGAGCTCCAAGAGCATCAGGTCGGCAAGCTCCTCGGCTCCAAACTCCTCGACCAGGTCGTTGTACTTCAGCAGCGAGTCGTTGATGGCGTTGGCCGCGGTCCCAATCCCGATGTCTCCCGGCATCTTGCCCGTGGCCATGTAGCGGTTGTACGCCTTCTCTGCCAGGGGGAAGTTGTCTCGGACCTTAAGTCCGTTCGACGTGACCGCCAGGGCCCAGAGGAACGCGCCCTTCTTGGCCTTGTCGGTAGCGATCTCGGGGTGAATAAGGGCCAGAGCGGCCAGGGCATGACGGATCTTGAGGTCGTACCAGCCGATGGCCAGGGCGTTGGTCTTCATGGCCTCGATGCTGTCGGCGAACCCAAGCTCGACCAGGCGGTTGAAGCTCTTGTCGTATTCGGAGCTCAAGGCTGCGGACTTGTCGGACAGCCGTGCTACCTCGGCGTCTGCGGCCTTTTTCTCGGCCAGCGCCGGCGAAAGCTGCGGTCGGTACTTCTCCAGCCAGATACGGGCGTCACGCATGACAGCAGACTCGGCCTTGGTGTCCTTACCACGGGCAGCGAGCTCTGAGTTGTTGGCATCGTTCTTCTTCGTCGCAGCCTCGAGCTCGGCCTCCTTCTTGGGGATGGACTCGGTCAGGCGCTCGACAGCCTTGGTGGCCCGCTCCTGATCGTCGAGGGCCTTCTTGGTTGCAGAGGATACCTCTCTGATGTCCTTCTCGATGTCGGTCAGGATGAAGCGGTAGCCGTCCTTCTTCTGCTGCGCCAGCACGTCGCGCTGGATATCCACCTTAAAGTCTCGCTGCCCCTTGTACCGCTTGGCCATGGCCATCTCGTTGGCTTTGCCCAGGAACCCAGCATCCTCGCTGAACAGGATGCTGGGGTTGGCTGGATCATAGCTCCCATTGTTTCCGACGGAGCTCTTGATCTGAGTCGGCTCAAATGCAATGTATGACTGCCCTCCACCTTCAAACGCGTTCTCGTACACGATGCCGTCGTATCCCAGTCGTTGGAGACCAACCCTGAAATCATCGGGGGTATCCATTGCATCTACTTCGGCCAGGCTGAACGGACCTTCGTTGCCTGGGCCAAGGTATTCTCGCAGCATCTCAACGTCTTCCCAGTTCCCCAGGTCGGACACAATGTCGTAGGGGGTCTGAATGCTGAGATAGACGGGCATAACCCTCATCCCCGAAGAGTCCGGGTTTCCATCCCAACTCTTGGAGAATACTTCAGCAGCCCTGGATGGCGTGTATCCGTCATACGCTTCCGAAACTCTTGCGTTCGCCTGCTCAACAGTGCCGAAGTGGAACCCAAGTTCTCTGTATTGAGGATCGAAGGCCGAAAATGGAGTTTGGCTGTCAGTTCCGTGGTAGAAAACTTTGGGCTTTCCGTTAGAGTCTACAGCCTTGCTGTCATTGAACCACCTCTTGAACGACGGAGAGTTTACCTGGTCCTCCGAGTACAGGATGCTGGGGTTACTGGGGTCGAAGGCTCCGCTGTTGGCGGTGGCGCTCTTGATCTGGGTGGGGGAGAAGACGGCTATGGAATCAATGGGGTCACCATCATTCCACCGTTCTTGCAGGTAAACCCCATCATACCCATTAGCAATTATGTTATCCCTAACTCCTGTTTCAGGAGAGTCGAATATTTCCCATGTCTGAGAGTCTAGTTTTGGGTCAAACAATGGGTCTGTTCTTCCGGTGCTATCTTGCAAATAAGCCCATGCGTCGTCGGATGCTTTCCATCCTCCAACGGAATTGAACTGCTCAACCATCTTATTGAACGCATCACTTCGTGAGTCGGTGAGGTCAGCCACCGCTCTGATGTCAAGGAATGATTCGTATACCATTTCTCCGTAAGATGAAGCGTATCCCCTATCCCTTGAGAAGTAGATTCCACCGACCCGACCCGTCTCAAAAACGTCATGATTTGAACTGCTCCCATGGTAAACCACCATCGGCTCGCCGTTCTCGTCCACGACCTTGGACGCCCCAACTGGAATTGGCTGCCCTCTTTCGCCAAGATGTTCCAGGTCGATCTTCTGCCAATCAAGAACGTCACCCTGGGGGACGTTGTAGTCAATCGTGTTCGGCTGCGAGTAGACGCCGGTGTAGTCCGCGTAAAGCGTTTCTCCGTCGTCTTTCCACGACACCATGACGTGCCACCCGCGGCCCTTCTCGTTCCCAAGGCCCCAGTAGGTGACTTCGCCGGCCCCTTCTGCCTTTAGCCCCTTGCCCAACTTGATGGCAAACAAGTCGCAATTTGCCTCCATCCAGTATTCATATGAGTCGTTTGATCCTCTAAAGGCTTCAATCGCAGCCACGACACTGGTGGCAGAGGTTGGCCGCTTTTCCCAATCCCCGAACCACCGCTTGAACGCCACGGTGCGGACCTGCAGCCACTGCCGCTCGGTCAGATTGGTGTCGGCTCCGTTGGGGGCCTTGAGCCACTGGGGAGTCCCCTCGTAGCGGGCGCGGACGGCGTCGATTTGCGAGGCGGGGGCGTCTTGGGAGAAGAGCGGCTCTTTGACAAAGACGGTTTCTTTTTTGGAGTCGATGATGTTAAGAACGGTGCCGCCAGCAGAGTTATGGACCCAGATGTGGTTCGGATCTCTGGCGTTCACGAAGTCCATGAACACGCCTTCGGAGTGCCACATTCTCGCAGTGGCCACGTCTTCAAAGCTGGTGACGATTGGGAATGCCCACAGGGCCCCGACGTTTCTCTGCACCTTGAGAAGGTGGTCCTGCAGCGTCTTCAGGTCAGCCTGGAAGATGCTCCTCGGAAGGTAGTGCAGGGCCGTCAGCTTCCCTTGCCCGTTGGCCATGGCGACGGCGATGTGGTTCTCGTCTGAGTCGGCGAACTTCGCAAGGTCTATCAGGGCCGTAGCGTCAGTATTTGGGTTCGCGGCGCGGCCTACCCAGCCAGGTATCTTGTTCTTTACCGTGGGGTCTTTCCCCTTCTTGTCGGTCGTGAGCTCAACAATAGAACTGACGACAGGATCGACCCCTTGGATGTGTTTTGAAGTCCAGATGTTGCTGAACTTTCCGTGGTCCAGGATGATGTGCCCGGCCAATGTATCTCCGAAAACTTCAGCAATGCGCTTGGTTACCGAGATGTCTTGCATGGACGCTTCGACTTTTCCGCTCGGGTGATTGTGTACCAAGACAATTTGTGACCCGGTGTTCTCGGCCATCTTTCTGAGCATTTCGAAGTGAAGCTCTGGATTGGCTCCAGATGGGGCGATGTATGCGGCGGTAGGGTGTCTTGCAGTTATGGCAATGTGGTCC